GGGTCGAATGCTGACCTTTCTGTCGCGGCAGGAGCAGCACCACACTACATATCTAAAACTGAACTAACGGATACTCAGGCGACGGCATCGGCAAATCTTCGTATTATGAATGTTTCTGATGACCCAGACAATAGCGACTTAACGGCTGCTAATTGTAATTTTAAGGTAATCATCATCGAACACTTCTTAACAAGCACAACAGGAGTATAACAACATGGCTATATCAAGAGGACAACTAGTAAAAGAACTAGAGCCAGGTTTAAATGCTTTATTTGGCTTGGAATACAAGAACTACGCTAACGAGCACACGCAAATATTTGATCAAGAAAATTCAGACAGAGCTTTTGAAGAAGAAGTTATGTTATCTGGATTCGCAAATGCTCAAGTAAAAGCAGAAGGACAAGGTGTTGTTTTTGACAGCGCTAATGAAACCTTCACTGCTCGTTATACGCATGAAACAATTGCTTTAGCGTTCGCAATCACTGAAGAAGCGGTTGAGGACAATTTGTATGACAGAATCGCATCTCGTTATACAAAAGCATTAGCTAGATCTATGGCTAACGCTAAACAAGTTAAAGCAGCAAACGTGTTAAACAGAGCGTTTAACAGTTCATATACTGGCGGTGACAGTAAGGAACTTTGTGCAACGGACCACGCTATTGTAGCTGGTACAGAGCAAAATGAACTTACTACTGCGGCAGACTTAAACGAAACTTCATTAGAGCAAGCATTAATTGACATTGCTGCGCTTACTGATGAACGTGGTTTAAAAATTGCGGCTCAAGGAAGAAAAATGATTGTTCCTTCGGCGCTTCAATTTACTGCTGAGAGAATTTTAAAATCTCCAGGTAGAGTTGGAACTGCTGATAATGACATCAACGCTGTGAAAAACATGGGGATGATTCCTCAAGGTTATGTAGTTAACCACTACTTAACAGACACAGATGCTTGGTTCATTAAAACAGATGTTCCAAATGGACTAAAACACTTTGTTAGAGCACCAATCAAAACTGCTATGGAAGGCGATTTTGAAACTGGTAACGTTAGATACAAAGCTAGAGAAAGATACAGCTTCGGCTGGTCTGACTGGCGTGGTGTCTTCGGATCACCAGGTGCGTAATTAACATTATACTAAGGGGCCGCCTTAAAACGGCCCCTTTTTTATTGCAAAAAAGACAAAATATGAAAAAATTCAGAATTCAAATTAGAGCTTATGGTTATGCTGCTGATTTTCAAATATCAGCAGAGGATAATAAGGAAGCTATTGAGAAAGCAATACTTGACAAAGTAGGACAAAAAGATGTAAAGTGGGAAAAAGATGGATTTAGTGATTCATTAAGGAGTAAATGGATAACCTATGAGGAGGTTATAAATGACTCAAGACCTATACAATATGAAACGGTCCTTGGAACTCGAGTGGCATCAAGAGCACCTGAAGGAGGGCAAATATAATATAAATATGTCTTATATTGATAAAAAAATTCAGGAAATTGTTAAAGAGATCATTGCCAAAGAGTTTGAAGAAGATACTCGTTTAAAGAAAATAAACGACGCCCAGGCCGAAGTTTCGATAGCCACTTAAGCGCTATCAAAAAATCAATTTTTTACCACAGAATATCTTGCGCTTTTTTTAAAAAAGAGCTATAAAAAAATCACTATACAATTAATTAGAACGTAGACGCGTATAGTCGACGGCCTAGAGACTACGTTCATTAACTAGGAGGATTATAATTATGGCAACAACAACATTTAATGGAACAGTCCGTTCGGACGGTGATATTAAGGCAACAACTAAAAACACAACTACAGGAGTATTTGTAGATTATGCTGTTATAAAAGCAGCAGGTGGTATGGAAGTAGAAAAAGTTGCTAGCACTGGAAACAACATTGTAGCAGCAGGTACTTCAACAGGTACTAACAATGGAAGTTTAGGTACAGCAGCTACTATTTTCAAAATCACACCAAATGATCATGGCACAGGAATTGCTGATGATGCAATTAACACTTTTGTTAATAAAATTGGTGGTCTTATCTACACTACTATTCTAATCGATCTACATGGTGGATTAGCTTGTGGTGGTTCTGCTGACGATGTTATTGGTACTGATGGTGGAACAGCTAATGCTTTCATCGCAGAACTAACAACAGGGGTAAATGGTATTCCATTCGAAGTAGAAATGGCGTGTTTAGAAGCACCAACAGGTGGAGACCCAGATATTAATTTAGTATGTTCAGCGACAGCTACTGATGCAGAAAATGCAGCAGTATCAAGTCCAACAGTTATACTAAACAATGGTGACCTTGCATTAGGTCAGTATGTATCAGCAGATGGTGGAGCAACACTTGCGGCGCTTTCACTAAAGTATCTTTACCTAACTTGTGGAACAGCTACTGAAGCTGCTTACACAGCAGGTAAATTAGTTATTAAAATCACTGGCGCAGCTTTTGATTACAATAACGGCTAATAAATAAAATATGATGGGGCTTCGGCCCCATCTAGTATTCTTGATTAAGGAGGGAATATGGCAAATACAGTAACAGGACCAGAAGTTCTACAAGAAAACGATAAACGAGTCGTAATAAAAATAGTTATAGAATCAGACGGTAGCACAAGTACAACAGTATTTTTTGACTCTTCAGCACGTACTGTAGCAGGTACTGCACAACTCGGAGCTTTGCAAAGAATTTGGTTTGCATGTGATTCTGGAGATGGCGGCGACTCACACGCTCGTTTAGATTTTGAAGATTCAGATGGAGATAGACCTTTGCTTGGTTTAGTCGGAACAGGCTATTGGGATTTTAGAGAATTTGGTGGATTACCACCAAGCACTGATGCTAATACAAACGGCGATATCAATGTGGTGATACCAAGTCAAGCTGATGATGGTAACATGTACACAGTAATAGCAGAGTTTATTAAGACACCTGCATAAGGAGGTAGCATATGGCTAATACTACTTCCGGAACAGTAACGTTCGACAAGACATTTGCTGTAGACGAAATAATTGAAGAAGCCTACGAGCGAATTGGCTTACAATCTGTTTCGGGATATCAATTAAAAACAGCAAGACGTTCTTTAAATGTAATGTTTCAAGAATGGGGCAATAGAGGTTTGCACTACTGGGAAGTAGGCGATACCAATATTGATCTCGTTGAAGGTCAAGCTGAATATATTTTCTATAGAGCTACGGGCGACGGCACTTCTGCAACAACAGCTGGAGGAACAACAGGAACATCTACTTATGGTTTAGCTGATGTTTTAGAAGCTACACTTAGATCTGATAAAGGAGATACGGATCAAGCTGATTCTACACTTACAAAAACAGATCGATCAACTTATTCTGGACTCGCTAATAAATTATCTAAAGGAACTCCCTCTAGATATTTTGTTCAAAGACTTATTGATAAAACAACAATCAATTTTTATCCAACACCCGATTCATCTAATGCATCAAAAGACGTTCATATTTTCTTTGTAAAAAGAGTTCAAGATGCAGATGCAACTTATACCGATGCAACCGATGTGCCTTATAGATTTATTCCTTGTATGGCGTCAGGACTATCATTTTATTTAGCACAGAAATACGCGCCTCAAAGAGTACAAGAATTAAAATTATTATACGAAGATGAATTAAAAAGAGCTTTGGCAGAAGATGGATCTTCTACAAGCACTTATATAACTCCGGAGTCTTATTACCCGAGTGGATAATTATGGCATTTGCAAGAGGAAAATACGCTAAAGCGATCTCAGACCGAAGTGGAATGGAATTTCCCTACAATGAAATGGTTAGGGAATGGAACGGTTCTTTTGTTCATAAGTCTGAATTTGAAGCGCGACATCCTCAAGATCAACCAAGAGCTTATGGTGCAGAAGGACATGGGTTAAGGAATGCAAGACCAGCAAGAACTGAAAAAACAGTTGTTGGAATACTAGGACCGAATCCTTTTGAAACAATTGCAGCAGGATCCGGTATTATAAATGTTTTTGAAAAAAGTCATGGAAGATCAACAGATGACACGGTACGATTCAGAGGTCCTATTTGGACAAGTTCAGATGCAGATGCTTACCAAAATCCCGTGGGTTTTGATGGTGTTACAGGAGCGAATTTAGCAAAAGCCGCTGGCGACTCGATTACCGTTGGTACGCGAGATTCAAGCGGCGACATTACAAATACCGATGACTACTACCACTTTACTGTAGATACGAATACTGCTACAGCTGGAGGAATAGCGGGAGGA